CATCATTTGCTGTGATGTTTGGCATTGTCACATTGTACATTTGTGGCTGAGAATATGTACCACTCTCAACTTTAGTAAATGCTGGTGTACCAGAAAAGCTACCATCCCATTCTAACGCTGTTTGCCCTTCTCTAAATATAAATACCTTGTTAAAGGCTTGTATCATATCAACAGGCTGTGATATGTTTGTAAGTGCTGGATAAGCAATGTTAGTCTCAACTAGCGTACTTAGATTAATTGCTACTGCTTTGTTATTTGAAGCAAATACAATGTATTGGCTAGATGCTGCATTAGGATCAGAGAAAGCACAACTACCATAAATAGCATTTACGGAATCATCATCTAGGATTGCAGTAGTACCATCACCAATCTGGCCAGCAGTAGGTAAAGTAAACGGCAATGTTAAAGCAGATACTCCTGTTGCGATTGGAGCTGAGATTAGTTCTACTCCCTTACGGACTTGAGCTTCATTGTTTCGGTCTAGCCTAATGTTCTGGGCATCAGCAAGCATACCCTGAGCCAATTGGTCAGGTCGTAGTCGGTTATTAAAACCAACAAAACCGATGTCGCCATCTTTGGCTACACGGTCATCACGATTTCCATATACAGAGTAACTAGGCATCTAACATTTCCATTTTCTTAATGCAAGGGCTTTGCGAGTAGGACGACCCTTCGAGTCTTTCATTGGCCCCTTAACACCACTCATACGAGCACAGAAAGACTTGCGACGTTTGGCTGCTTTCGATCCTCGCTTAACCTTGCCAGTTACAGGAGGCTTTAAGTTTGCACCTGTCTTATTTTTAAAATATCTACGACCAGCAGCAGTTAGTCCACCAGTCTTGCTCTTGTGTTCTTTCCTCATCTTTTTACTGATTTTACCCTACGTGGTTTACCTGCTGGTTGCCCCAGCCTTTTCTTCTGTTCTATTCGTTTTCTTTTTTGGCTTGGAGTAAGCTCGCTTGCAGTAACAGGAGTCTTGGAACTTACACGCTTTGATGGCCTGCAATATGGTGTCCCTCGACTCTCCCCCTTCTTGCGACCACAGGGTTTTCCTGAGCGGACATCTACCCAGTCCTCTTTGAACCATCTTTTTAAGGCGGCTCCAGCTTTGGTTTTTCTTACTGCCATTTATTTCTTTTTTCGCTTGCCCCAATTCTTTGCTCCTACTTTTCTGCACTTAGCAATGGCTCCAGAAGCATAGGCTGACGGAAAGACTTTGTACCGAGCTTTGACTTTCTTGTAGCATTGATCTTTAGGCATAATTAAATTTGGTTGATTTTTTAGCTAGTATAACACATAAATTAGTTTTGTCCTTTAATGTACTTTGGGTTAGTAATCACTTGCTTAACTGCTCGCTTAACATCGTAAAAATTTAAGTCACTTGTACCACCAGTTTCTGTTTCAGCTATTAAGATTGTATTTCTCCACACAACATCTAAGCCATATCCACTTGTAGTTGGATTTCTGACTGGATACCCATTACCAGTGTCACGGAAAAACCTTCGATTGTCAGTTTGCCTATAAGAAGCATTTGTAGTGTTGTCTAAGTACAAGTCTACAATAGATGTGTTAATTCTAAAATTAGCTTGGTCGATTGCAGTAATGCCACCAAAAAAGTTCCTAATACCATCTCCACTAGTTAAGTTGTATGACCACCAAGCATACAGTTCTGCCATTGTCCAATCTGAACCTATAACAAGATCAACTTCATCATTGGGATAGTCTGCTTGAAACTTAGTAACCGTTGATCCGTCAACGCCTAAAGCTGTGTAAACAGGATCGTCTACTTGAGCGGTAAGCACACTAAATCCGTTACTAGTGTCAATAACATCTCCAACCCATTCTTCTTTACCCAACTTGGTAAGATAAACCCTAATAGTGTCTCCATCATTGTACCCTGTGCCTTCTTGATAAGAAGATGTGTATGATGTTCCAGATACCACAGTGTTTACTGTTTCAACGCCAGTAGTTACATTGTATATACGCAAGCGAGATCCTGCTGAGATGTTTGTGATGCTTATAGGCTGGTCAGGGTCTTTTGTAACTGTGCTAGCTCCTGCCCCATTCCTCACAGTTGGAGTTGTTCCACCATCAGAGATAATTGTTACCGCTCCACCTGAATCATTAAAAATTGCAGCCGTATTAGACCCATCAATTCCAAATTCAGAAAAATTTAAAGAATTAAAAGTATACGTTCCTGATTGTGTAATTTTTATAGCGTGCCCAGTTGTAGTTCCCGATTCCAATTCAAAAGTAGTTGATTCTATGTCTGTTGAGCTTGTCCAATTAATCATTCCATTATTAGCGCCCAATTGACTATTTACAATAAACGTACTGTTTCTAATCTGTGCATCGTTATCATCAACCCCTTCTCCACCCACAAATAATTGTCTATTGTAAGAAATTGCTGAATCTAAAGTTCCATTTGCAAAAACATACGAATTCCCACTTAAATCAACTGTTGCCCCCGAAGTTACTGAAATGTCTAAATTAAATGGAACAGAAGCACCGATTTGACTATTTTGTATTTTAACTGTACTCAAACTTGCAGCATTAATATTTAATCTTAGAGTATCTAAATAATTTTGAAATGTATTTACTCCATCCGCTAAAGGCGGAAATGCTATGGATTTTTCGCTGTCAATAAATGATACATTGTTTGTGCCATCACCTATTGAAATTGGTATTGTTGAAACAATTTGTAAATCTGAAGGCTTTGTAATTGAAGTTACATATGTTTCAGCAAGTGCTACAAGTTCTGATAAGCCAGCGTCTTGTCCTCGTATTACAGTAAAGGGTCCACCTAAATTGACAACGCTAGACAATGAGTTTATAGCATTAAACCTATTTGTTGAGGTATTATTACCTCTTGCTGAAATTACTAAATATCGAATAATTGTGTAATCGAATCCCCCAGATTCTGCATGTTTAAGTGCTTGAACACTTGCTTTATCTACTTGAAACTGGTAATTGAGTTGTCCCGTACTGTTAACACTGACTGGCTTTTGATATAATTTCCAGTTTATCCAGTTTCCGTTGTCATCAATAAGTGTAAATAAAACTTTATCAATTCTACCAGACGTGTTTACTTGTAATTGAAAAGTAATTGTTTCATCTGTTGCGTCAAAGTTTGAATCAAACCTTTGCGCTGTACCTACAAAGTTTTGATTGTAACCTGCGTCACCGATATAATTTCCAGGGGCTGGTCCTGTATTTGATGAGTCACCAGGGTTTGGACGAAAAATATCAAGAGGAGTTTGACCAGCGTTAATCATCCTTGCTTCTGTAATTGTAATAGATCCAGATCCTGCACTGGTAATATCGACAACAGGTCGCTGGGTCGTTCCATCATAATAATAATCACTAGCTGCGTCTGTATCTTCGTTGACTGTACATAATTTTATAGTATTAGCAGATTGGGGAAACACATAATAAAAAGTGTCGTTTGACATCCCACCAGGTAAAGTGTTTCCGTTTCTTTCAATATAAATAACCATCGACTCGTCCATGCCATGACCAGTAATTGTAATAGTGTCATTTACTGTATCAATATCACTAGACGCATCAAAGGTCCAAGTTTCTAATGTGTTTCCATCAAGATCTTTTCCAGAATCAATAATATCTCTACACCAATTCATGTTCGTGTTAAGATTGTTTGACGGGGCGTTTTGTACGACATAATCCGCTAGCTGTAAAGGAATAATGTTTCCTTGTACAATAATTTCAATATTAATTGCTAAACTATCTCCTCCTGAATTCGCTTCCCAAAACGGACCTTCCCATAAAGTGGATCTGTCTTCAATAAAGTCATAACCTGCAGCAGTTGCATTATCTACACCTTCATTAATTCCCGTGCTAGCAGTGCCACTAAACACTGTCTCTGGTCGGGTTTGGGGGTAGCGGAATCCTTGACAGATTCTACGTTCTAACGAATAAAAACATACTATTGCGGATGCATTACCATTTGAGCTTGTGGTTAAGTCTAATGATTGTTGATCCCCATTGCCCGTGTTAGATACTTGCTGAGTAACGCCACCATTTACCCAATCAACATCCTTAACAATAGCACTTATGCAAGTCCATCTAGCCGTAGTGTTTGATGTT